TTTAAACGATAATCAATTTAAAAAAACAAATACATTTTTGATTATAATGAAACCATTCTACAGAGGATTTTTATTGGGATATCTATTTAAGGAGCATATCAATAATATATTAAGCTCAGTTGTATTTAATATATTAAATGTAATCCATAAGGTAAAAACTTCTGAACATAGTAAAATTACAAATGGAATAAGTAAAATTAATCTCGTTTTAAAAATTACAAATCAAGAATTATTTGATGAATTACTTCAACCATTACCAAATTGGTGGAAATACTTTCCAGAAAAAAAGGTTATTAAAGTGGAACTTCATCAAGAACTTATTGACTTCATCGATAACCATGATTCATTAACATTTGAAGAAGTACTTGAATCGGTTGACAAGAATGATGATCATATTATCACACTAGATATTCCATTATTCAAAACAATTGGAGAAATCTATCTTTATGTTACCTATTTCGTAGATTCTCAAAAATTTATAAATGTATATTCACAAGGATCGTGTATTACATCGAATGATTTTAAAACTAAAGAACAAAATAGAATTGACAGTATTTTATGTAGTTCTGTAAAATATGATAAAAAAACGGAATATATAACTAACTATTTAAAATTATTTTACAATACATATTCCAGTTTAACACCAGAACTACTTCTTCTAAATTATGATAAAATAAATACAGATTTAAAAAGTACATCTTTATTAATTATTAAAGATAAATGTATTAGAGAATATTCTTACACAGAAACATTAAACTAATTTAAAAAAATAACACTAATTAAATTAATTAAATGAGTTCCGATGATTATATTTTATTTATTAAAACTGTCCAGTCTCAAAGTATAAAAATTTTAGTGGAATCTTTAAAAGAAGTACTCACTGATATAAATTTATACTTTGATTCCAATGGTTTAAAGATCATGACAATGGACAATGCAAGAGTTGCTTTAATTTATGTACGACTTATCAAAGACAACTTCGAAGAATACTCTTGTAAGAATAAAATTATGTGCGGAATTAATATGATTTATTTATTCAAATTGCTTAAAACAGTTGGAAATAGTGATGTACTTACTTTATTTATTAAGGCATCTACTCCAAATGAACTTGGTATTCGTATAGAAAATAAAGAAAAAAATACAATAACTGAATCATTCTTAAAGATGTTAGATATTTCAGAAGAAAAATTAGAAATTCCAGATATTCAATATGATTCTGTTATAAGCATGCCATCTGTGGATTTTCAGAAATATTGCCGTGATCTTTCTGTTATTAGTAATCAGGTTACTATAACAAGTACAGAATCACGATTTATTCTCGAATCTAATGGTGATTTTGCTTCTCAAAAAATTATTATCGGTGAAGCTCAAAATGGTCTAATATTTTCAAAGAAGAATCAGAATGTAGCTGAAACATTTGACCTAAAGTATCTAAATTCATTTACTAAAAGTACTAATTTATGTAGTACAGTTGAAATCTTTTTAAAGAAGGAATATCCGTTAGTCATTGAATACAACGTTGCAAATTTAGGAAAACTTCAATTTTGTCTGGCTCCAAAAATTAAAGACGATTAATTTTCTTTCGGAAAAAAATAATCGATAATATTAAAATGGCAACTGGAGTTTCTACTTCACTAGGTTATTCCATTCCACAGGTTGGTGGAATGTTTCCCATCGCGGAACTATTTGATTCGGATTCAAAAAGAACATCTGCGTTAATGTACGAACTTAATTTAAGTTCATATCCACCTAATTTTAAAAATGGAAAATTTGTCAGTCCACTTACATCAGCAAATGCTCCATTATATACCCATAATTACGGTTCTAAGAAGAAAAAGAATTGTACTAAATTCAATAAAAATAAAAATGTAAATCCATCAACTGGTAGACCCATTAAAAGAGGATCTACAACATATAAATCACTTGATAAAGAATGCAAAACAAAAAGGATTTCTAAAAAGATGTGTGAATCCTTTTTAAATTCCGATATGACAACTAACCCAATAACTGGTAGAGCAATTAAAAAAAATGGACCAACTTACAATATATTCATGAAGAAATGTAATTCCGTTAAGCCCGATTTAAGTATTTTTAAGAGCAAACTTCCAAAAGAACCTGAAGATTATCCAATTCCGATTGTACCAAAGTATGAAGTGATCAAGCCAGTTAAACAATTAAAGTATCCAGGAAATCCTGGTGTACAGATATATCCAATATGGCAACAACCAGAACCTAGCAATCATGTAGTTAACGGAATAAAGTATACCGTACAACCAAGAAAATTTATTGCATTTAATAAAAAGGAGTTTAAAGTAGGATCTAATGCAGCAGTAGACACATTAGGTACAAAAGCTGTAATTACAAATATTGGAACAAAACAAATTACACTTAAAAAAGATCTCATAAGTAAAGAAAACCGATTAACAATTGAAACCTTTTTAAAATTTAATACTTAATTTAAAGAAGTGTAATTAATTTGTCATTATGGACCCCAGAGTTGAACAACTACTTAAACTTCCACAATTTGAACAACGTAGTCCAGAATGGTTTCAGCAGCGAAACAATGCAATTACTGCAAGTGATATACCAACGGTTTTATCAGAAAATAACTATAAGACACCTTGGAGTTTACTTTTAGACAAGTGTAATTCAAATCCAAAACCATTTGTTGGAAATGAAGCAACGCGATGGGGAACTCATTATGAAGACATCGCAATTGAAAAATACAGCTCTTTGCGTAATAAAAAGGTACTATCATTTGGGTTGATTATTCATCCAGAACATTCATGGTTAGGTGGATCACCCGATGGAATTACTACAGATGGGATACTTCTAGAAGTTAAGTGTCCCCTCCGTCGTAAAATTGTTCATGGAGAAGTACCACATCATTATCTTTCACAGGTACTACTCAATCTTGAAATTTGTAATTTAGATATTGCACATTTCATCGAATTTGTTCCTGGAAATAGCGACAACGACTATGAGATAAACATAGTAGAAATTAAACGAGATCATGATTGGTTTAAGAGAAAAATGCCGGTTATGAAAGAATTCTGGGATTCGGTTGTTTATTATCGTAAGAACGGAATAGAAAATCATCCAAAGTATAAAACTTATAAAGAAAGAAGTGATAATAGAAAAAAGGAATCTGTAGATAACGGAATTATTTTGGATATTAGAAAAAACAGTCCGTTATTTATAAACGACGAAGAAGATGGGAATTAAAAATTTAAAAGGTTTTATTAAGAAAAATGCTCCGAGTGCATTTTCAGAAATAAATATTAAAAATTTAGCTGGAAAGTCAATATGTATAGATTCAAGTATTTTATTGTACAAGTTTAGATACATGTATTCTGGATCAGATAATTTTCACATTATAGGCTTTCTAAACAAGGTAATAGAATTACTTAGTTGTCGTATTATGCCAGTATTTGTTTTTGATGGAAAGCCTCCAGACGCTAAGAAGGAAACATTAAATAAAAGATCGGAAAATAAAAATAAATTAAAAGAGCGTATCGATAATTTATTAAAGGAACGAGAATCATTAGGTGGTCCGGAATTTATTGATTCCGATTCTGATTCAGAAACCGTTGATCTGAGTAAATTAAATTTAGAGATCTCACAATTACAGAAAAATATGCTATGTGTTTCAAAAAAACATACTGAAGAAGTTATTAATTTATTGAAATGTATAGGAATTCCATTTTTAGTTGCAATTGGAGAAGCAGAGGAATATTGTGCTTTTCTAGAAAAGAATGGTTATGTAGACTACATTCTTACAGAAGATACTGATTGTTTAACATTTGGAGGAACTAGAGTACTTTTTAATACTAAAAATAATTATACAATGTGTGAATTATCGGTAATTCTTACAGATCTTAAAATAACATATTCTCAATTTATAGATTTTTGTATTCTTTGTGGTTGTGATTACACATGTAAAATACAGAAAGTAGGCCCAGTAGCTGCGTTAAATATTGTGAAAACTTATGGAAGTATAGAAGCGTTTATTTCACAGAACACAAAGTATGATATTCCTGAAAATTTCAATTATCTTGTTGCAAGGGAGTTATTTATTAAGAATAACGATTATCCAAAATTAACCTACGAATTAAACTCATTTAAAACTTTTGATTCTGATAGATTCTGCAAAATACTTTCGGAATTTGGAATTAACAATTTACATTTTAAAAATAAAATTATTAATTTAATTAATTTATTCCCAAAAAAATTTCTTGATTAATATTAACAAATTAATAAAATGCTCTCACTATTTGGTTTCGGCAAAAAGCGTCGCTCTACATCAAAGAAATCCGTTAAGAATGTTAAGCCCCCCTCCAAGCTTCTCAAGATGTGCAAGAAGCTCAAGGTTAAGGTATCTCTTAAACGTGGATCAAAACGCGTTTACAAGAAGGCAAAGGTTCTTGCCAAACAGTGCAAGCGCAAGCTTCGTCTCATTGCGAAGGGAAAATCCCGCTTCGGTTCCCGTAGCCGCTTCAGCTTCGGTACCGGTGGATGTGGAGCATCAAAGATGGTTGATAACTCCATGATGATGTTCGGTGCCAACAAGGCCCGTCGTTCTCGCTTCGGCTCATCCAACATGGCTGGTTATCATATGATGCCTGATGGTAAGATGATGGCTGATCGTGATATGATGTTCGGCGCCAACAAGCTTCGTTTCGCTGGCCGTGTAGCTGGTGTTGTACCCTCAATGGAGTTCGGCAAGAAGCGCCGTGTTTCCCCCAAGGTTTCCAAGGCAGCTGCAATGAAGGCATTCAAGCAGTTCTTCCGCCGCCACTGCAGCTCAACGATGCGTATGGGCCGTCGTTCTCGCTTCGGAAACGGTGGAAATCCACCATTGTACCAGTCCATGGGCTACGAGTTCTGCGACCTTGGTTCAGGAGGTGTTCTCGGTGCCAACAGCACTGGCCTCTTCCCATCTCCCTGCAAAGCAATGGACCTCAAGGCTGCCCGTGCTGAGGAGGGTGTTCGTCTAGGCCAGCGCTACAGCGGTGGAGATGAGGTTGGCAAAACCGCTGCCGAGCTTAAGGCAATGGACAAGGCTGCCATAACCAAGCGATCTGCATTCGGCAAGAAGCGCCGTGTTGCACCAAAGAGCAAGGTTGTTAGAAAAGTTAAGAAATCACCCAAGCGCAAGTCTCCAGTCAGCCGCAAAGGAAAGTTTAAACTAACCTATACAGATGCTAAGGGAAAGAAACGTACGATGTATGTACGCAAGCCTGGAAAACCCTCCCCATATTAAATTAGTGTTAAAACTTCAAAAAAAAATTAAATAAGTTAATTAAAAAGGTCTTTAAAAGACCAAATTAATGAATTTATTAAAAGCACAAACGATTTTGGAACTTCCCGATAATTATTCCGATGCCGATCTTAAGAGAAATTATCGATCACTTGTTATGAAATATCACCCCGATAAATGTAAGGAAACAAATTCCGATAAATTTATAGAAATTCAAGAAGCATATGCATTTCTATTGGAAACCGATCACGATGATGATCATAATATTTTTAACACAATTAATAATTTTTTCAAAAAAATATCGGTCGATATTCCACCAAAGTTTAAGATACATGATAAAATTAAATTGAAATTGGATATCAAAGATTATTTTACAGGTGTTGATAAAGTTATAAAGGTTAAAAAAAGTTGTAAATGTAATGTAGATCTTTGTATTAACTGTGTTGGTACTGGTTATAATATACAACCAAACTGTAATATTAATGTTTGTATGGAATGCATTGGAGATGGTTATATCAGTAATTGTGATTGTTTTGAAGATGTTTCAGTTAAATTACCAAAACAATTTAAAATCGTTAATCCAAAATTTGACATAATTATATCTGATACCAATTATTATTTTGAAAAAGAATCATTATACTACCGTTTTGATATTTCTCTAAAAGAATCGTTATTAGGTTTTGAAAAAACATTTAAAGATCCTTTTGATCGTGAACACCTAATTTCCGTTAAGCAAATTATAAAACCAGGTTATGGTTATGTTGTAAAAATTAACGGTTGTGAACTTATTTTAGTTTTTGAAGTAATTTATCCTAAAAAGCTTTCTTCTAAAATGAAAAAGGCAATTCTTGATTTAATGTGATTTCTTAAGAGCTTTCTTGATTTGTTTGTTAAGAGCTTTTGTGGACTTGTACACACGCTTTCCTCCACGCTTGAGAGTTACCTTGATCTTAAGCTTCTTAGCGAGCTTGAGAACCTTGGCAGATGGCTTCTTAACAACCTTTCGCTTTGAAACCTTGCGCTTTGGTGCAACACGGCGCTTCTTGCCGAATGCAGCTTCCGCTTTGTAAGCTGAGAATGGTGAACCAACCTGGAGTAGTCCACCTCCTGCAGATGGTGGTTGTGCATTTGCATACCATAGTGGAGACATTGTCTGTGGAACAGTTTGGTTGAAAAAAGTTTTTCCTATTCCAAATATTGGTAGTTTAGTTGATTCTGGAAGATGGGTAGATACTAAATTTAATCCATCCTGCTGTCTCGTGGGGCGTAGAGAATTGGCAACAGCATTGGGAACAACTAAATTCGTGTAATTTGTTATTCCTTGAGTTTGGTCGGCATCACGAGAATATCCATACTTGGAGTCTACATTGAAAAAACCAGCCGATCCAAATCTAGAGCGTCTAGTTTTACGCATGCGCATTTTTATTTGCTTTTTAAGCAGTTTAACTGATTTACGGACATTTTTTGAACCACGTTTAACCGTTAGTTTAACTTTGTATTTTTTAGCCATCTTTAGAAGATTTTTAGGGTACTTCGCCGTTTTCCTTACTGTTTTTTTTCCGAATAGAAATTCAAACATTTATAATATACTTTTATAAATTATTTTATTTTTGTTAATTAATTGAATTAATTATGGAAACTCCACAGTAATCATTTGGAGTGTTCAGTTTATTTAATGCAATATAAACGGGAACTTCCCTATTTAACAATTTATCGTAATATTTTAAATTTTTAGAACACTCCAATAAAAATTTAAAATTATTTTTAAATTCTTCTCCATGACCTGTTTCAACAGACATCACATGGGCTAATTCATGAATTCCTACATATGTAAGTAAATTTAAAGTCTCTAAATTTACATCATTAAAATCTTTTAAACAAAATGACATGTACTTTTTATTAATAACATACGCTGCATCTGATTCCATATTTCCAATTTCTTTAATTTTTATTCCATCGTTCCAATTTCTGATCAGACGTTTAACATCTTCTGAAGTAGATCCGTTTAATGAATTAACTATTATATTTAATCGTTCATTAAGTGTTGCAAGAAGATCTGCTTTAAATGTAGAATTAGTTCCATTTCGTACATAGTATTCTTTATTATTTATTTTACTAAGATGGCTAACAGTTCCATCATATATATTATAATAGAAGAAAATAAGTCCAGCAACCAATGATAAAACTAATATATATTTTGGTATCTTCATTTATTAATGTTCATTATTTTATTTTACTCGAAATAAAACAGGTATAAGGTATTGTAAGAAATAATAATAAAAGAACCATGAGCTGGTCTCCTAGAACCAAAGAATCAGTTTCTACAGGCGATAATCTTATATTTCAAACTCTCGATTGGTATTGTAATGACATTGAGAATGATGACACCTCCCTTTTAGAATATAAGATTTTTGTATTCGGCGTTGATATTTCAGGAAATCCTATAACCCTTCGTGTAGATAATTTTCATCCATTCTTTTTTATTGAAGTACCTACAAATTGGGACAATACATGTATTTATTCTGTAAGAGAAGCATTGAAATATAAGGGTATCCAAAATATAGAATTTCTTGAAAGGAAGAGATACTATGGATTTGAAAATAATAAAATTCGTAAATTTTTAAAATTATCTTTTTGGTCAAGTAAGGGACTTAGAAGTATGCGTTATAAAATTGAAAATGAAACTTTTAGTATTTCTGGTAAGAATTATTCTTTTAAACTTTATGAATCTAATATTGATCCAGTTCTTCGATTTACTCACATCAGAGATATTCTTACTGCTGGATGGGTAAAAATAAAAAAGTTTATAGAAACAGAAGAGTTTTATACTTGCGATTGGAAAGCAGTTGATAATCATCAAGAATTGGTTAACAAGATATCAAATGTTAGAATACTATACTTCGATATTGAAGCATGTAGTGAAGATGGTTCTTTTCCTAATGCGATGAAGAAGAATGATCGTGTTACCCAAATTTGTTGTATTATAAGTGATTCCAAAAAAGTATCAAAGTACCTTTTTAATCTTGGAACATGTGATTCCATAGAAGACACTATCGTTATTCAAGCAAAGTCAGAAAAAAAATTATTACTTGATTATGCAAAATTTATAAGAGAAACCGATCCAGACATTATCGTTGGATACAATATCTTTGGTTTCGATAATGGATATCTTTTTGAACGTGCTAAAGTTCTTGGAATTGAATCAGAATTTAATTGTCAATCAAAATTAATCGATCACTTTACAAAAATTGAAAAGAAAGTTCTTAATAATCAACAGTCAGGTTTTAATGACTGGAAGATGACCCGTTTAATTGGAAGATCGCATATTGATCTTTTACAAGTTATTAAAAAAGATTTCAAGTTGGAAAGCTATAAACTTAACAGTGTTGGTGAACACTTCCTTGGAGAGGGGAAAGACGATGTATCTCCCAAAGAAATCTTCGAAGCTTGGAATCCAGATCTTGGAACACGAGAAAAACGAACAAGAGTTGGAAAGTACTGTGTTCAAGATACGATGTTGTGTTTAAAATTATTTGAAAAGTTTGCAGTTTTGGCAAATTATCTTGAAATGGCCAAGGTGACAAGAGTTCCTCTAGAATATTTGATCACTCGTGGTCAATCCATAAAGGTATTTAGTCAAATTGCATACGAAACTAGAAAAACAGGCTATCTTATTCCTGTATTACCTCATTCAGAACCTGAAGGAAAATTTCAGGGAGCAACCGTTCTTGAAGCTAAAACAGGCTATTATACTCGTCCAGTTGCTGGATTGGATTTTGCAAGTCTATACCCAAGTATTATGATTGCCCATAATATGTGTTATTCAACAGTTGTTCTTGACTCCAAGTTTATGAATCTTCCCGATGTGGAATACTCTACGATCAATTGTGGAGAAAACCTTTCATTTAGTTTTGTTCAAAGTCAACCAGGAGTTCTTTCAGGTATATTACAGGCACTTTGGAAAAATCGTAAAATAACTAAGAAGGAAATGAATGCATGTACCGATCCATTTATGAAGACCGTTCTAAATGCAAAACAATTGGCAATTAAAGTATCGATGAACAGTATTTATGGATTTACAGGTGCAGTTGTTGGAGCTTTACCATGTTTAGAGATTAGTCAGTCGGTCACTGGATGCGGTCGTCAAATGATCGAACAAACACAGAACTATGCTAAGGAACATTTTGCTTGTGAAATAGTGTATGGTGACTCTGTAACATCTGATACTCCAGTGCTAGTACGCGAAAATGGAAATGTATATACTATCGAAATTCAAAATCTTTTTAAAAGATTCGATTCAATAGAGTATCCACAATTTAAATTAGAAGAGTCTGGGTTGACAAATAAGGAACAATCCATACCAAATCAAAAAATAGAAGTATGGACGGCATCTG